CCAGAGAAATCCCAGAATCCCTTTGCGTATTTCACTCAGATTATTCATTACGCTTTTCTGCGTCGTATTCAGCGAGAAAAAAGACAGTTAGAAATCAAGAACAAGATCATCGAACGGTCTGGTTACAGTGAGGTGTTTGACGATAACAACACCCTTGACGGATCAAACTACTCCGAATATAATAGTATCAAAGACGCAGTGCATTCGAAGCTCCGTAATTAATGAAAGTTGTAATCATTACAGATCAACACTTTGGTGCTCGTAAAAACTCTAGGTTATTTCATGACTACTTCCTAAAGTTTTATAATGATATTTTCTTTCCATACTTGGAAGAGAATAACATCAAAGTGGTGATTGACATGGGAGATACCTTTGATAGTCGTAAAGGTATTGACTTCTCTGCACTAGCATGGGCAAAGAATAATTACTACGATAGATTGCAGGACATGGGTATTCGTGTTCATACTATCGTTGGTAATCATACTGCATATTACAAAAATACTAATGAGGTCAATGCTGTTGATCTCCTTCTGCGTGAGTATGATAATGTCACAGTTTATTCAGAAGTAACTGAAGTTGAGATAGATAAGCGCAATATACTTTTTATTCCCTGGATTAATCAGGACAATGAGGAAAAGACTTTCAAATTTATTGAAAATTCAAATAGCAAGTGCGCGATGGGGCACCTTGAACTCTCAGGATTTAGAGCTCATAGAGGATGCGTCATGGATCATGGTCATGCAAGCGAGTTATATAAAAAGTTCACCAAGGTCTTCTCCGGTCACTATCACACTCGATCGGATGATGGACGAATCTATTACTTGGGCAATCCCTATGAGATGTTCTGGAACGATGTAGATGACACCCGTGGATTTCATCTCTTTGATACAGAAACTCTAGAGCACACTCCAGTAAACAATCCATATCGGATTTTTTATAATGTTTATTACAATGACACTCCTTATCAATTATTTGACGTAAGTGAGTATGAAAATAAAATTGTTAAAATAATTGTTCGCCAAAAAACAAGTGTCAAAAATTTTGAAAAGTTTGTTGATAAATTTTATGATGTGGGAGTCTCGGATCTTAAAATTGTAGAAAATTTTGTTCTTCAAGACTCTGAAGAATTTGAAGTTTTTGAATCAGAAGATACTATTTCAATTCTTGATAGGTACATTCAGGAGGCAGAAATCAATCTTGATAAGTCAAAGTTGCAAAATATTATGCGAACAACTTATCAAGAAGCATGTGAATTGATTTAGAATGTATATCCTAACAGTATATGGTAAAGAATCTGAAGGAGCATATTCAGTAGCTGATCCAAAAAATGATGGTGAACAAATACTATATCTATTTGAAGCAGAAGATGATGCTATGAGATTTGCTATGATGTTGGAAGATGAAGGTTCTCCAGAAATGCATGTACTTGAAGTTGAAGATGATATAATGTTGAAAACATGTGAACTGCATGATTACAGTTATACTGTAATAACTCCGAATGATATCGTAATTCCTCCTAAAACAAATCATGATTTTATTTGAAAAAGTACGTTGGAAAAATTTTCTTTCAACAGGCAATCAGTTTACTGAAATAGATTTTCTTAAAAATTCTACTAATCTTATTATTGGTACAAATGGTGCAGGTAAGAGTACTGTATTGGATGCTCTTACTTTTTCTTTGTTTGGTAAATCTTTTCGTAAAATTAATAAACCTCAACTTATTAATTCTGTTAATGAAAAGGATTGTATTGTTGAGGTTGAATTTAGTATCAATGGAATTCAATGGAAAATTGAACGTGGAATTAAACCTGCCATATTTAAAATCTGGAGAGATGGTAATTCTTTAGACCAAGCAGCAGCTGCTACAGACCAACAAAAATGGTTAGAACAGAATGTTCTTAAGATGAACTACAAGTCTTTTACTCAAATTGTAATTTTGGGTAGTAGCACGTTTGTTCCTTTTATGCAACTAACTTCTACTAATAGGAGAGAAGTTATTGAGGACTTATTGGATATTCGTATTTTTTCTAGTATGAATAGCGTTATTAAAGACAAGATTAGACTTGTAAAAGATCAAACTAAAGTTTTAGAACTTAAGAAAGACTCACTTAATGATAAAGTTACGATGCAAGAAAACTTTATCGATGAACTTGAGAGTCGTGGAAAAGAAAATATTAAAGATAAAGAAGATCGTATAGGTAATCTTCTTAACGAAGAAAATGAGTATATGGGATCTAATGAAGAGTTGGAGAGATCTCTTGTAGATGTCAATAGTAAACTTGAAAAATTTTCTGGTGCAACCAGCAAACTTCGTAAATTGGGAGATTTGAAAGGTAAAATTTCCAATAAGGTAGCAACAATTACAAAGGAGCATAAGTTCTTCACAGAGAATACGGTTTGTCCTACATGCACTCAATCAATCGAAGAGGACTTTAGAATAAATAAGATTGACGACGCTCAAACTAAAGCTAAAGAGTTGCAATCTGGTTATAAAGAACTAGAGCAGGCAATTAAAGAAGAAGAAAATAGAGAGCGTCAATTCACAATTCTATCTAAGGAGATTACTTCACTAACACATGGCATTTCTCAAAACAATACTAAGATCGCTGGATGTCAAAGACAGGTCAGAGATCTGGAATCGGAAATTCAAAGAGTTACCGATAACATTGCAAACAGAACTACTGAACATGAAAAGTTAGCAACCTTCAAGGATAATCTAAAAACTACATACGACGAACTATCTCAACGTAAAGAAACGATCAATTACTACGATTTTTCTTATAGTTTACTCAAAGACGGTGGAGTCAAATCTAAAATCATTAAGAAGTATTTGCCGCTGATAAATCAGCAAGTCAATAAGTATCTACAACTTATGGACTTTTATATTAACTTCTCACTTGATGAAGAGTTTAATGAAACCGTCCAATCTCCAATTCACGAAGATTTTTCTTATGCTTCTTTCAGCGAGGGAGAGAAGATGAGAATTGACTTGGCACTCTTGTTTACCTGGAGAGAGGTAGCAAGAATGAAAAACTCTGTGAATACCAATCTATTGATTATGGATGAGGTGTTTGATAGTTCTCTGGATGGATTTGGTACAGAAGAATTTCTAAAGATTATTAGATTTGTGATCAAGGATGCAAATATCTTTGTTATCTCTCATAAAGAATCTTTGTATGATAAATTTGGTGATGTGATTAGATTTGATAAAGTAAAGGGGTTCAGTAGAATAGTCAGTTAAGAACTGTTGCGTGATACCACGAAAACGTTAAGTATGACAAGAACTTCATTAAGTTAGCATACGCTGACTAAATAATAACAGAATTGGAGAAATGGATGTAGTAAACTCCCTTTATTATTTTTTCATGAGGAGGACATCATGCACAATCTAGTATCATTTAATCAATTAGCAGACTGGACTAGGAGTCTTAAAAAACTTAGTAAAACCATAGACACTACGATGGAGGAGAGTGATCTAATTAACGATTACTACGAATGTTTAATCGAGTGTAGTGACAACCAGGCAACATGCAAACGAATTTGCAGACCAATTTTAACAGCTTGACCGAGACCAACCAATTGGAGAACTGTCACCTAATACCCCCGCCTTTGGTGGGGGTTTGGTATTATAGGTGCATACGAGACAAACCATGGCAGTTCAACACGAAATCAAATCCCAACTTGCCAAACTTCTTGCCACAGAAGACTTGATTGTAGAACACAAGAACTGCGAAACGGCCTGCTTTAATGTTCAGACTCGGGTGTTGACCCTTCCCATGTGGGACAAGGCAAGCAACACCGTATACGACCTTCTAGTGGGTCATGAAGTGGGTCATGCATTATTCACACCAGATGAAAACTGGTTGGAGAAGGTAGCAGTTCCTCCACAATTTGTAAATGTGGTGGAGGATGCAAGAATTGAAAAGATGATGAAGCGCAAATATGCTGGACTAGCAAAAACTTTCTACCATGGCTACAAGGAATTACAAGCAGAAGACTTTTTCTCTATATCTGACAGCAATGTTGCTGATCTTAATCTTGCTGATCGTGCAAATTTATACTTTAAGGTCGGTAATTTTATAGACATTTCTTTTACTGAAGAAGAAATGGCAATCATTCGTATGATCGAAGATTGTGAAACTTTTGATGAGGTCTTGCAAGCAGCAGAAGAATTATATTTGTTCTGCAAGAATGAGAAAGAAGAAAAGGTTGATGATATGGAAATGCCACCAGAGGTTGGTGGTGAGTCTGATCAACCTGCTAACAAGTTATCCGATAAACCGCAAGAGTCTTCTGGCGAAGGTAGTGGAGATTCTGCAGAAAATTCAAGTAATGGTCAGAGAGTTGACAACTCTGCTGATGAATATCTTTCAGATGAACCTGAAGTTCAAACCGCAGATTCTTTACAAGAAAACCTACAAGACCTAGTAAATACAAATTCTAGAGAGAATATTTACGTAGAGATTCCTGAAGTTAATCTAAACCGCATAATTGCAGACAACGAAGATGTTCATAAAGAAATTGACACTTGGTTTAATTATTTGCAGAATCAATTTGACGTTCCTGTCTATGAGAAAGCTGATAGTGAGTTCATTAAATTCAAACGTTCTGCTCAGAAAGAAGTTAACTATCTGGTAAAAGAGTTTGAGTGTAAGAAAGCAGCAGACTCCTATGCCCGTTCTACCACAGCACGTACAGGTGTATTAGATACAACTAAACTTCATACCTACAAATACAACGAAGATCTATTCAAGAAAGTCTCTGTAATTCCTGATGGTAAAAATCATGGTCTAATCTTTATTCTTGACTGGAGTGGGTCTATGAGTCGTGTTCTGCTTGATACTATCAAACAACTTTACAACCTAGTTTGGTTCTGTAAAAAAGTTTCTATTCCTTTTGAGGTTTATGCTTTCACTAATGAATGGAAGCGTCCTCAGATTGATTATGAAACAAGGGAGGTTGTTAAATCTGCAGATTGGATATGCTCATACGAAAAGAAAGAAAATCTTCTTGCTGTTCATGAACAATTTTCTTTAACAAATCTTCTTACCAGTAAAACAAATGGAAAGCAACTAGAGCACCAGATGATTAATATCTGGAGAATTGCTAACTATTACAGTGATCAATATGGTAGTGGATATTCTATTCCCCATCGTATGAGTCTTTCTGGTACTCCTTTGAATGAGGCATTTGTTGCTCTTCATCAAATTATTCCTCAGTTTCAAAAACAGAATAGAGTGCAAAAAGTTCAATGCATTGTATTGACTGATGGTGAGGCTAATCATCTCCCATATCATGTTGAGGTTCAACGACGCTGGGATGATAAACCTTTCATGGGCACTCGTCAATTGTATGGAGGTGTTAGTTTTCTTCGTGATCGCAAAACTGGTAACACTTATCAAATTCCTTATGGTTGGAATGGATTTTCTGATTTGATGGTTAGAAACTTGCGTGACAACTTTCCATCTGTTAACTTTGTCGGTATTCGTGTTTTGGAAAGTCGTGGAACAAATGATTTTATCAAACTCTATTACAATTATGGAGATACTGATTATGATAAAATTATGTTTGATTGGAGGAAGAACAGGAGTTTCTGTATTAAAAAGTCTGGTTATCATGCATACTTTGGTCTTTCTGCAACTGCACTATCTCAAGATTCTGAGTTTGAAGTTGATGATGGTGCCACTAAAGCAAAGATTAAATCTGCTTTCGTCAAGTCTTTGAAGACTAAGAAACTAAATAAGAAAGTTCTTGGTGAATTTATTTCTTTGGTGGCATGAACTGGAAAGAAATCGCACTTCAAAGTGAAACTAACCCAAAGGTCCGTAAGGTTCTTTTAGAGGGTCCTAAGAAATTAACAGATGCATGGTTGCTAGGTGCATTGAGAATTAAGTATGGACGGTTTGTGAAGTGACCCATGATGGTTTAATATCCTTCCTTTTTACCCTATAATAACTTCAGTTCAAACAAACCAAATGTCCCTCTCACCTGAGTTCATTCGCACTTCCCTTCAGGGATTGTATGGTGAGTCTGTTGCTGCTGCTGATATTCGTGCCTGGTGTGCTATGAATGGTGCGAACTATCAAACTGTTACCAACAAACTTGCCGATTACAAAACTGGTCGTGGAAAGTGGAACTTGACCGTACAAGAAAAACTAGAACAAACCTATCAGGCACCAACTGCAATGCCTGCCGTTGAGCAAAATCTTATTCCGGCAAAAGATGATAACTTCGTCAGCTTTGGTAACTTCGTTGATATTAAAAAGATTATTAAGTCCGGGTTATTTTATCCTACATTCATCACAGGTCTTTCTGGAAATGGTAAAACGTTCTCTGTGGAGCAAGCATGTTCTCAAACAAAACGAGAATTGATCCGAGTAAACATCACAATCGAAACAGATGAAGACGATCTTATTGGTGGTTTCCGTCTTGTTAATGGAGAAACCGTCTGGCACAATGGACCAGTCACTGAAGCACTCCAACGTGGAGCAATCTTGCTCCTTGACGAAATCGACCTTGCCTCAAACAAAATCCTTTGTCTCCAATCTATTCTCGAAGGAAAAGGAGTTTTCCTCAAGAAGATTGGCAAATTCATTACGCCCGCAGAAGGTTTCAACGTATTCGCAACCGCCAATACTAAAGGCAAAGGAAGTGAAGATGGACGATTCATTGGAACTAACGTGCTCAACGAAGCATTCCTTGAGCGATTTCCTGTAACCTTTGAGCAGTCTTATCCCGTCTCTGCAGTAGAGCAGAAGATCCTTATGGCACTCTGTAGTGATACAGACTTCTGTAAGCGTCTCTGTGACTGGGCAGACATCATTCGCAAGACATTCTATGATGGTGGTATCGAAGAGATTATTAGCACCCGTCGTCTGGTTCATATCGTTCGTGCATACAGCATCTTTAATGATAAGGCAAAGGCAATTCAGGTTTGTGTAAATCGTTTTGATGATGAGACCAAGCAAGCATTCCTGGAACTGTACGACAAAGTTGATGCAGATTTCCAGATGCCAATTGACGCGGAGGTACAATCCTGATATAATATGGTTAACGCATGGTCTTTATTATTTGATGAATTGAATATGACTAAAAAATCAAAGCATTATTATGATTACAATCGTAATGATCCAAACAAAAAAAATCCATTTAAAGTTGATGGATACTCTGTGAATGGAGTATCTAACCAAGATTTCTGGGAATCTGATGGGATTAGTCTGACAGGTAATCCTGGCACTGCATCTCCAGACACTATTGTTTTTGGTGGTTCTCATCTTCTAGGCGGTATGGGTGATGACCATATCAATTTTACTGGTAATGGAATCAACGCAGCTGAAACTGTGCCAATTGATTACTTTGGATCTGAAGATAGTATCTCTTTTGATCTACCCAAATCTCCCAATCCTTCAACTCCTAACAGTAGAAGGAAGTATAGTGAAGATGAAATTATTAAAGAATTGCAAGAATATATTGGTAGAACATATGACCAGCATTATTCTGCTGGTTCTGATAAGATTCAAACTCTTGATCTTATTGAAGCTTGTGGTGATGGTGAGGCATTCTGTCGCAGTAACATCCTCAAGTATGCGTCACGATATGATAAGAAGGGCACTGCCCGTCGTGACATTATGAAGATTCTGCACTATGCTGTCCTTCTAATGCATTTTAATGACAAAAATGCAAACCGTGAAACCTATCCTCAGTGATGAAAACTCGACCTCTTATGAAACTGTCTGACAAAACTATCTCCGTATTGAAGAACTTTTCTTCGATCAATCAATCGATTCTCTTCAAAGAAGGTAGTAAACTTCGTACTATCAGTCTAATGAAGAACATTCTTGCCGAAGCAACGATAACTGAAGAGTTTTCCAAAGACTTTGGAATTTATGATCTCAATCAATTCTTGAACGGATTAAATATCCATCAGAATCCTGAGTTAGATTTTACTAATGAAGGATATGTTGTTATCAAAGAAGGTCGTTCTCGATCTAAGTATTTCTTTGCTGACCCTAATGTCATTGTAACTCCGCCAGATAAAGCGATTAATCTCCCCACAGAAGATGTTTGCTTTGAACTTTCTACTGCTGTTCTTGAGAAACTTTTGAAAGCATCTGCAGTTTATCAAGTTCCAGACCTTTCTGCTATTGGTGAGAATGGTGTAGTAAAACTTGTCATTCGTGACAAGAAGAATGATACATCTCACGGGCATGAAGAGATTGTTGGTGAGACCGACAAGAACTTTGTTTTCAACTTTAAAATTGAAAATATCAAAGTACTGCCCGGTACTTATGATGTTATCGTATCGCAAAAACTTCTATCCAGATTTACTTCTCAAAATCATGATTTGACCTATTACATTGCTCTAGAACCTGACTCTACTTTTGAGTGATGACGTTTGATGTGGCCATGAGAATCACTGGCAGTGCTCTTGCGATCATTGCTTACTTTGTGGTCCTTCATGTCAGCGTTGCTTTTGGAGTGCTTCTTCACTTTATTGGTGATGCTATTTCAGTTCCTTACTTTGTTAAGACAAAATCCTGGGATGTGGTTATAATGCTATCATTCCTTTTGATAATCTCTTTATCAAAAATACTATGAACATTTTTGTGACAGACCCTAGTCCATACAAGTCTGCTATGATTCTCCCTGACAAGCACATCGTCAAGATGCCTCTAGAGACCTGTCAGATGCTTGCTATTGTATGCTCTGACAAATGGGGACATAACTTCGGCACTCTTCCTAGAGCAGACGGTACTCCTTATGCTACTGAGAAGGGTGCTTTTCGTAATCATCCCTGTACTAAATGGGCGAATGAATTTGTGACTAACTGGCAGTGGCTCCTTGCTCACGGACTTGCTATGTGCGATGAGTACACTGCTCGCTATGGTAAGGTCCACACCTGCCAGAAGACTCTTCTAGCAGCAAAAGAGATACTTCCCACAGCAGATGTACAAGGTCGCAGTGGAAAGGATACAACACCCTTTGTTTTTGCGGGCCCTGATGAGTTCAAGTATGATACAAGCATTGATATCTTCACTGCTTACAAGATGTATATTTCATCTAAACCATGGGTAAAAGATAATTATCTTCGTATCCCTGACCGCAAACCTGACTGGGTATAAATTATGAATGCTATGGACGCAGATCGTATTGCAACTGCACTTGAAAAAATTGTATCTATTTTAGAAACTGGAGTACACATTAACATTGATCATGGGCATATCGAACATATTGATCATGCCACTATAGACAATGGTGACATTAATACTCATCCTAAAACTTTCTAATGAGACATATTCTTTTTACTTTAAAAGGTTGTCCTTTTGATTTGCTTGATGACAAAGAGTTTGTAAGAATGGTTTTGTTTAGAGCATCAAAAGAATGTAAATCAACATTGCTTGATTTAACAGTACATAAGTTTGATCCTCAAGGTGTGACTGGAATTGCTATGCTTGCTGAGAGTCATCTCAGTATCCATACTTGGCCAGAAAATGGTATGGCAGTTTGCGATGTCTTCACTTGTGGGGATAGTGCTATGCCTGAAAATGGTGTAGAATATATGAAAGAACAATTGAAGGCAACTGATATTGTGTCAAATGAATTTGTTCGTCCTTTGAAATGAAAACTACTTTAACAGTTGATGAAAATGGAATTCTAACCTTCCC